AGAATTCTATAATGAATTAGTTTTTAATCTTGGCATCAATGCTTTACATAATCATAAAAATGATTGGGAGGATAGATAATGGCAAGTAAATTATATCATCATATCCATAGGAACAAGTTATCAAAATCTGTAACTTGCGATGGGTGTGCAGAAATGTTTGATGAAAGTGAAATAGACTTTACTCATGCAGATTATTTTAGGTGCGAAGATTGTGCCGAAAAGCATTCCGAAGAGGGATATAGACTTTATTGGGGGAAACCTAGTAAAGACTATCAACAAAAACTATCTGACAATGGAGGACATAATGACAGATAAATTTACACGACCAATTTTAAGAAATATTAGAGATATATTTGATGAGTCTTTAAAAAGATATGTTAATGAAATGTATGACAACAAGTTTGAGTTTCATCTTGGTAATTGTTCTTTTGAAGAAGACCAAGCAAAGTTTCAATTGATTGTTACTTTCAAAGGTAATTCTGTTCAAGACATTGCAAGGAAAAAAGAGAAAGAAGACTTAGAGCATTATGCAAAGTACTTTGATCTAGACTTGGAGAGAAAACACCCACGATACACTCTCATTGGTTATAAAGTCAAATCCAGGAAATTGCCTTGGATTGTTTCAGACAATCAAAAAAAGGGAGAATATATAATCTCTGATGATCAAGCAAAAAAGTTGTTTGGTAAACAAGATGTTAATAGTTTTCTTGAAGGTCAAAAAAAGGCTCAAGCGAATGGATAAATTAAGGTTAAGTGATATTAATGATCTTAGAACATGGGTCGATCAAATGTATTGGGACTTTGATCGTCTTAGTAGTAGTGGTCAAGAAACTCTCGATAAAATCGCAGATAAGCTTGGCTTGGAAAATAATGCAGATGTAGAAAGTAGGGTCAATAAAAACATCAAAGATTTACAAGAAAGAAATCCTACTTGGACAAGAGAAAAAGTTTATTCGGAGGCATTGAGACTTGGCTAGAAAAATAAATCCAAAAGCAATTGAGAAATGGAGACGACAAGGTGTCGTCTCTGTTCCTCGTTATCATTTTACAGAAGTTCCAAACAATCCATATGGTCGCCTTTTTATTAAATGCTTGAAGAAGTTTTTAAATAAAGATGGTTATTATATTACTGTCAAAGGTCAACATCTAAGGAAAGATTTAGATTGGCGAAAGTATGAGTTTGGTCAACCAATAAATGCATCAACTCATCTTAGGGTTTATTTAGATAGGAGGAAAGATAATGTCAGTTCTGAATAAAGAGCAAAGGTCTAGAATAATGGAAGAAGCTATAAACGAAATAGATGTTATTACCGAGAGTGATTGGTTTAAAGACTTGGTAGAACAGAAAGTTCGCAAAGTATTAGAAGAGCAGTTTCCTTTTTTAAGTACACCAAATGAGAATGAGGAGGTGCATTGATGATTAACTTCATTGAAGAATGGATATGTGATGGTTGTGGTAATATTTTTGATAAAACAGAATTAGTGGATTCAATACAATTACCATATTATGCATGTCAAGATTGCGAAGCAGATTTAAAAAAAGATATGGGAGAAATAAATGATTAAAGAAGTTTCTTTATGTAGTGGGATCGGAGGTTTCTCTCTCGGTTTCGAATGGGCAAAATTCGCAGAGCCTATAATGTTCTGCGACTTTGATGAATGGTGTAGAAAAGTTTTAAAAAAGAATTGGAAAGATGTTCCAACTTATAACGATGTTAAGGAGATCGCAAATGACCCAAGAAGATTTATTTCAAGCAAAATCAACAAAGGAGAAAAGTGGGTACTCACAAGTGGTTACCCTTGCCAACCCTTCTCGGTCTCGGGAAATCGCAGAGGAGAAGAAGACCCTCGCCACATCTTTCCGTACATCCATAGAATTGTTGAACAAACAAGACCCACTTATTGTGTTTTCGAAAATGTTTATGGGCATGTCTCAATGGGACTTGACGAGGTACTCTTTGAAATGGAAAGGATCAACTACCATACGAGGCAATTTGTTGTTTCGGCTTCAAGTGTCGGAGCGAGACACAAAAGAGACAGACTCTGGATCATCTGTAAAAATGTGGGCGACACCGAATACAATGGATGCTCTACCTCCGAGATCGGAAGAGGGGACGAAGAAGTTGCAAGAGGGTCACAGAAAAGGTCGGAAGAGACCGAGCAATCTAAGGGAGCAAGTGGACAAGAAAACAATGGCTCTTTACGAAACGAACTATCCAACTCCAACAACGAAGGGGTTCGGTCATGCCTCGGAGGGAATGACATTGATCTTCAGAAAGAAAGTGGAGAGAGGAGAGATGACGGAACAAGAGGCTCAAGCAATGATGAACGGAGTAACTCTGAGACCACCTCGAATGAAGGAATGGAAATATCCGACACCGAATGCAGGTTTAGTGAAACACAGTTACAACGGGAATCACGAATACTACAAGAAGAGATTGAGGGACGGCAGACAAGTGGACTTGGCTCACAAGATTTTCCAAGAGGAGGGAGACGGCAGACTCAATGCGAATTGGACGGAGTGGCTAATGGGTTATCCTATTGGATGGACGAACCTCGAGGAGTCCCAAGAGTCACAGTCGAACAAAAAAACAGACCCCAAAGATTGAGGATGTTGGGGAATGCAATAGTTCCTCAAATAGCAATGCAAATAGGTTTAGCTTTAAAGGAGGATATGAAAAATGATATATAATAGTCGTGGCTTTTTAGGTTTTAGTGTATATCACGAGACTGAAGATTGGGAAAAATCTATAACGGCAGATGCTATTAGATTATCCATTATAAAAAGATTAGCGTCTATGGATGATGCAGAACTAATATCTGAGGTTCAGTTAGAAGATACAATAGAGGAGGAAGAAGAGGTGGAGTTGAAATGGACAAACCAATAGACATAAAAAGAAGAGGTTATTTAAACTTCTTCAAAGATGGAGTAACTGATGCTTTAGTTAATGGGAGCAGAGATGAGGATAAATTATTCTCTGCTTACTATAAGCAAGGTTATGATTTTGGATTAGTTTTATATAACGATTTATATGGTAAAGATTGGGAGAATGAAAATGGCATTTAATGAAATGAATATAGAAGATATGTTGTGCGACATGTATGACATAAGGAGAATGGCTAAGTTTACAACTTTTGATCAATCTCCTAAAGATTCAAACGGAACTATTTTTACAATTAAAGACTGTATTGATAATGTTATTGAACAATTGGAAGATCATGCAGAGAGGAATAATATTGAAGTTACTTGACTTCCCAGGTTTAATAATGTTAAACAGAAATTGCACGGAGCAATATCAGGAATTGCTTATGTTTGGTCGGAGAGTTTTGTCCTCCCCTTATCCTCTCCGACCACCTTAAAATCACCTTCAATAAAAGCAGATGGATGTTGTTTTCTTATTTCAGAGAGTCTGGCTACTATTTCTTCACGAGATAATTGATCTAACTGATGAGTTGTTTCTCTTCGATCTATAGTTAAGCCTCCAAGTGCAGAGCGTATCTTCTCGGCATTAATCGCAGATGAGAATTGACCTTCTGCCTCAGCTCCTCGACTTAAATCATGTAGACGTTTGAGTTGACCCATAAGACTAACACCATATTTCTTTTCTCTAATCTCTCGGAGTTCTTTAAGATGTTCAGTTACCAACGGGAAGTCACGACCATTCAACAAAAGGCTTGCAGTCTTATATGCTTGCCCTTCGGAATATCCTGCTCTTCTTGCACATTCGGCATTACTATAAATGCCTTCACACACAAGTTTGCAGAATTCTTTTTGTCTATTAGTAAGGAATTTTTCTTTAGCCATAAAAGTATAATAGGTTTATTCTCATATTATTTCAATTCAAAACGAATAAAAATGTTTGCGGCTTCACTCGTAACCTATTCAAGTGTAACAAGTGTAACACAAAGTGTAACAGAATACTCTATGTATACCAACAGTTACAGAGCTTTTGTTACAATGTTACAATGTTACACCTATTTTGAAAAAAATAAAAACAAAACAAAAAATTATGAGAGAAACACTATATGAAATTAAACTGCTTGACTTTTATAAGATTATTTAGGACAATTAATAAAAACCTAGGAGTATAAAATGGAAACTTTAGACAGAAGAGTGGACATGCCTATAGAAGAAGCAATTAACAGACTAGAAAGAGTAGTGTCTGATAACTGTGAAGACCTAAGAAGAATAGACGGAGGTTACATCTATGCAGATGAACTTATGTCGGCCTGGAAAAAAGTTTTGAACGAAACAAGAATCTAAATGTTCAAAGCATTATTATTAGTTTGCTCCTTGGTTCATGGATCGGGAGACAAGAAGAGTTGTTTCGAGTTACATGATTTGGAAGCTCCGAACGGCTACATTACGATCGAGAAATGTATGGGGAGAATACATGAGATGGTTGAGATGACACGAGTCATGGTTCCTTTTCCTCATCACATTAAATATAAATGTGAAAAAAAATTTGAGAGGACAAAAAATGAAATCAAATACTAAGAAAGAAATAAAAAAGACAAAAGATTTAAATTATTGGGAGAAAAGAGAAAAATATGGAATATATAAAACACAACTCATGAATTACAGTAAAGCCGATTCTTATTATATAGAAGTTTTTACAAACATAAAAAGAATTATAAAGATTGAAGCTATTACTGAAGATGAAGCAATTCAAAAAGCTGTGAAAAGAGAAGAGAGAAGAAAAACTAGAAACTGTTATACATTTGTTGACTGTGACTATAATGTGGTCGAGGAAAAAGAATATGAGGCTTATAAACAAATTAATAAGAAGGTTTGAAGAAGAGGCAATTGAATTTGCATCAGTAGGTATGGAAGAAGAGGCGAAAGATGCTCGAAGATTAGCTTCCAAATATACCGAGATGAAATACAATGGTCACACACATTCACTAAGATCGGAGATAAATGAAAAATGGAAGAAGAAACAAACTACGAATGGTCAAAAGAAGTAGAAGAAAGAAACAAAGCTTCTAAAGAATTATTTACACATTGTGCCCCTCGTTGTCCAAGATGCCAAGGCACTTTACAGACAATGAATGTACATGGGCATGAACAATGTGTCCTATGTCATGCAATCATTGACGATTGTTGCCAAGGGTCTCAATTAAAATGAGTGACAACATTCTAAAATTTCCATATAAAGTAAAGAGAACAGCAAAACCCGTGCCTTTGGTATGCGAGTTGGCTGCAAAACAATTCGACCAGGTTTTGATTGTAGGAACAACTGTAGAAAACGGATATGTTCAAATGATCACAACTATGAAAGACCCAGCCGAGGTGCTTTGGCACCTCGAGTCTGCAAAATTTGGTATAATGAATGGACTTGAAGAGGAGGAGAATGATGAGTAAGAAGAATGAAAAAAAAGACCTACACTCTAAAGATAGAGATAACGTCATCCCTTTTCCCAAATCATCCACACCTAGCAGTAGCAGTAGCGAAGAAGATGTGGGAAGTGGGGAGGGATACACAATCCATTTCGAACCAGATTGGGACGGATGGGGAGACGATTCAAAAGATAGCTAGACTAGAAGGTTGGAAGAGAAGAGAAAGAAATGCTTTAGATGGATGGGGTGGATATTGGGGACCCTTTCTAACGACAGAAGAGCAAAGTGAATTACCCGAGACAGATTTTAGAGGGACGGATGATCCTGAAGCCGTCAAGGACGAAGAAAGATATAGAGACAAATACGAAGAAAGACAGTCTGCGAGTTCATCGCTAACATTCATATAAGGGGACTATATGCAATTCAAGTACAAGACAAAGCCTTATGCTCATCAAGAGGAGGCTTTGCAAAAAAGTCACAACAAGAAAAATTTCGCATACTTTATGGAGATGGGTTGTGGCAAATCAAAAGTTTTAATCGATAATATATATTGGCTTTGGCAGCAGAAAGAAATTGATACTGCGATAGTTGTTGCCCCCAAGGGTGTGTATATGAATTGGAAGAACAATGAGATACCAATTCATTTACCCGATGATATAGATGCAGATATATATTTATGGAAAGCTAGTTCTACAAAAAACGAAAAGAAAAAACTAAGCGAAGGTGTAACCAAAAGAGATAAGTTTAGAATATTATTAATGAATGTAGAATCATTCGTTACCAAAAAAGCACCCGTGTTCCTTGAATCGTTTACCCACAGAAGTGAATTCTTACTCGCTATCGATGAGTCAACAACAATCAAAAATGTAAAAGCAAAACGTACAAAATCAATCATGAAGTTTGGAGAGACTGCCAAGTATAAAAGAATACTAACGGGTTCTCCAATAACACAATCGCCCTTAGACTTGTATTCACAATGTGCTTTTCTAAGTAAATCTCTTCTTGGATATGATAGCTATTGGTCTTTTCAAGGAAGGTTTGCGATTATTAAACAACAAAGAATGGGCAGTATGAGTTTCAATCAAGTTGTTGGCTACAAAAATTTGGAAGAGTTAACACAGAAATTAAAATTTTTTGCCCACAGAACAACGAAGAAAGAAGCCTTGGATTTACCCGATAAGATTTATACAACAAGGCAAGTAGAACTAACCTCTACACAGATAGATCAATATATAAGTATGAAGAAGACATCTGTCATCTATTTAGAAGATGGTAATATGGTATCTGCTCCCGAAGTTATGACAAGACTTCTTAGACTACAACAACTGCTTTGTGGATATCTTGTGAATGATGATGGAGAAACAATAGAGTTAGCTAATAATAGAATAAAAGTCATGATGGAAGTCATCGAAGAAATGGATGGCAAAGTAATTATATGGTCAAGGTTTCGTTACGACATAAAGAAAATTAAAAACGAATTAGCAAAAGCCTATGGATCGGGTTCCGTGGTCACTTATTATGGCGACACCTCTCAAGAAGATAGAGACTCGGCAATACATAACTTTCAAACAAATCCAGAGACGAGGTTCTTTGTCAGTAATGCACAAACGGGTGGTCGAGGTATAACTTTAACGGCTGCATCGAATGTAATTTACTACTCCAATGACTTTAACCTGGAGTCAAGAAAACAATCAGAAGACAGATGTCATAGAATAGGTCAACATAAACCCGTGCTATATGTTGATTTAGTGTGCCCCAACACAGTTGATGTACACATAGTTAAGTCCTTGTTACAAAAGGATAAAATAGCAAACAAAACATTAGGAGAGGAAGTATTAGAATGGCTAAAAGTATAAGATCGGAGAAATTAACAGGGACGGCTGGCGAACTTTTTGCAGCTTTCGAGTTAACAATGCTAGGAGTTCAATGTGACCTGGTTAAACAAGATGGAACAGATGTAGTTGCCATAAAAGGATTTGGTGTACCCATTGCTCAAAGAATAGAAGTAAAGACATCGACTCATACGAATGAAAACTACAAGAAAAACGGAAAGCAATATAGTTTTACAACAAGTAAAGGTAACAATCCAAAAAGACCATACACAAAAGAGGACTGCGATATATTAGCTTTGGTTTGTTTGCCCGAAAGAAAAATACAATTTCTTCCCGTAGGTATGGTTCGTGGTGTAACTAAAAAAATACATAAAGATGCATTCATTAATGATCCAGACATTACGGCAAGATCATGGCAGTTTGCTTTAGATAGAAGTGTAGAAGAAACAGAAAAGTATTTACGGGAACGAAGAGAACTTTATGTAGCCAAAAATTTAGAACCTGGGTTGAATGCTCTTTTTGCAGATGAACAAATTTTAGCGAGGCTTTATCAAGATGTTCACTAGCCATATAAAAATAAATAAGAAATTATTTGACATTATAGTAAATAGTAGGCATAACAATTAAAAGGGAGAATTAAATGAAAAATGTAGAATCTAGTCTAGATGTAATTTCAAGAAAAAAAATATGTTCAGAAATTGGTATATCAAGAGACACACTAAAAAATTGGGTTAAAGATAGAAAATTTCCTGAACCTTTAAATCTTCCCGTAAGACAACCTATATGGAAGTTATCTGAAGTAAAAAACTGGTTACGAGAGGGAGTATAAAATGGATTCAGAAAAATGGAAATCAGTAGCAGTACCAATTAAGACTTGGAACATGCTAAAAGAATTGTCGCAAGACAATGACCGATCAATAGGCGGTCAGATTTCTTTTCTCACTAAGCAAGAATACATGTGGAAAAAGAGTCAAACAAATTCTATTGACAAGCAACAAGCTAGGGGTTAAAACCTTAGTTCCAATACCGAAGGGTATAAACTTTAAACAAGAAGGAGAGAAAGATGAGTGATGTGTTTTCACTGTTTGAAGAAGAAGCTGCCAACCCTCAAGCATTTGATAAGGTTGGAGAAGATGGTACTAAAAGACTATCTTCACTTATAAGGCAAACTGTTGACTTAGATAAACAAGTCAAAGATGCCGAAAAATACTTGAAAGACTTGCAGTACAAAAAGCGAACTATCGATGAGGAGGACATACCTTCATTAATGGAAGAGCTTGGAGTACAAAGTCTGACAGTAGATGGGAACAAAGTCTCCGTAGAAAAATTTGTATCAGCAAGAATTCCTGAAGATAAGAAGGCAGAAGCATTTAACTTTCTGCGTTCTATTGGCGAGGCTGATATAATTAAGAACGAAGTCGTTGTTCAATTTGGGATGGGTCAAGATAATGTAGCGGGGGCCGTGCTTGATGATTTATCAAAGCAAGGGCTAAATCCTGCCCAAAAAACCCATATACACCCAATGACTTTAAGGACATGGATAAAGAACAGAATCGAAGATGGTCAAGAGGTCGATTTCGATACGTTTGGAGTTTATGTTGGTAACCGTGCAAAGATTAAAGGAGGTCAGTAATGTCCCAAGCAGTAGCACAAAAAGCAAAGACAGAAGTAGCAGTATCAGATTTATCTTCATTACTTGAAGAAGAAGCTGGTGCTGGTCTTGAAAACTTCACAACAGACGATATGCAAATTCCTTTTATAAGGATACTACAAGCATTATCGCCACAACTAAACAAGCAAGACAGTATGTATATGAAGGGAGCCGAACAAGGCGACATCTTTAATACTGTGTCTCAACAAGTCTTCCGAGCAGAAGAAGGAATAATTGTTGTACCTTGTTTCTTTGAAAAGAAGTTTCTGGAGTTCGCCCTTAGATCAAGTGGTGGTGGTTTCATTAGAGAACTATCTCCCGATGATAAGGACATAACTTTAACAACTCGTGAAGGTGCGGCAGAAATTCTGCCATCTGGTAATGAGTTAGTTAGGACTCATCAACATCTCGTGCAAGTGATGGATCCCGAAACTAAGTTAAGTTCTCCAGCAGTTCTTGATATGAAGAAGACACAGTTAAAAGTCTCTCGTAGATGGAACACTATGAAGAATGGCATAAGACTACCTTCGGGTAAACCTATGCCTCTCTATGGAACTGCATGGTCTATTAAGACTATTGCAGAAAGCAATGATCAAGGTAGTTGGTATAACTACAAGGTTGATCGTGTAACTGAGATGACAAAGGAACTAGAGGCTATGATGTTAGAGGCTAGGACTATGTATCAAAGTTTTAGAAAAGGGGAAATTAAAATGGCTGCGGCTTCTGCCGATGAAATGTCATCAAGTCAGAAGGACGAAGAAATACCGTTTTAATTAACTGAGCCGTGGCTATGTCCTCCAAGCCACGGCTCTTTTTTCTATGGAGTGAAGAGTGAATTTAGCAGAAGAATTAATGAAAGCCTTTGAAGGTTTTCGATCAGCACATGGTCAGACAGAAGTGTCAAGCCAAAGAACGGCTGGCAAACAAAAAGCAAAATCTTACATTGTAAGAAATCCATTAACACTTGAATTAATCCAAAAGCACATCGATGGTAAACAAGGTGTCGGTGCTATACCAATCAATGAGGATAACAAGTGCAAGTTTGGTGCTTTAGATATAGATCAATATCCTCTTGACCATAATGAATTAATAGATAAATTAGAAAAGTTCAATGTTCCGTGTATCGTGTGCCGTAGTAAATCTGGTGGTGCACATATATTCTTTTTCTTTGAGGAGTGGATGAATGCGAGTGATTTTAGAGACAAGGCTGCTGAAATATCTGCTGCTCTTGGGCATGGTCGGTGTGAAATATTCCCGAAGCAAGAACAGGTTCTTGTCGAGCGGGGCGATGTGGGTAACTTCATTAATTTGCCGTATTTTGACTCGGATCAAACTTTCCGTTATGCGATCCTCAAAAAGGAGGGAACGTACAAGGATGCTTCGTTACAGGAATTCATTGAAGAGATACAAAAAGTCAAAACGAATCCGAAAGATTTCTTAAAGATACCAATCGGTGGGGCAGTCGAATTATATCCTAACTATGTTCCGTGCTTACGTTCATTAATGTCAATAGGTATATTCGAAGGGGGGAGAAACCGAGCTGCTTTCCATCTTGGTGTTTTCTTACAAAAAGCTTTTCCCCAAGATTGGAAATCTAAATTAGAAGAACATAATGCAAAAGACTTTACACCACCACTTACGGCATCAGAAGTTGTAGCAATACAAAACACATTAGAAAAAAAAGAATATCAATATTTATGTAAAGAAGAACCTATGTCCTCTCATTGTAATCAAGGAGTATGTAGAACTTTAAAGCATGGTATTGGTGTTGGATCTATGCCTACAATTAGTGGACTATCTGTTATCTTATCGGAGCCAAGACTATGGTTCGTGGATATAGGTGGGAGAAGACTTGAGTTAACAACAGATGAATTACAAACTCCAAGACTGTTTCAAAGAGCATGTATGGAACAATTAAATTTCATGCCCCCGAAGTTAAGAGATAATCTTTGGGAAGAACAAATCAATGGTTTATTAGAAAACTGTAATGAAATAAATGTACCCGAGGAACTTACATACAAAGGACAGTTTATATCTTTGTTAGAGACTTATTGTACGGGGCGAGTACAAGCACAAACCTTTGAAGAAATTATGTTAGGTAAACCATACACAGAGGCAGAAGAGAGTAAGACTTATTTTAGGCTTGAATCTTTGATGGAGTTTATGAGACAGAAAAAGTTTGACGTTTATACAAGAGCACAAGTGCAAGAAAGATTAAAAGAAATAAATAGTGGAGATAGTTCTATTGTAAAAAGATTTAAAACATCAACGGGAAACTCTAAAACAATTCGTGTTTGGAGTATACCAGAATTTGTGTCAGAAGTAGAAATAGAACCCGTTAAGATAGAAGCAGGTGAGGCACCGTTCTAATGGAAGTATTAATAGCTTTTTGTATTGTATTGGTTGAGGCACCTAGAATAGATGGTGGTAAGTCAATATGTAGTGTTTATGAACCTAGGGTTGAGTTTAAAAGCAGACAAGAATGTATGGCAGATAAAAAACTAATAGAGGATTATGTTGTTGAAGAGGCTTGGAAGATTCATCCCAAGGCAGTGCGAATATATGCGAAAGGAATATGTAGTGGAAAGTGATGTAAGAGCAGACACAAAGTTGATGAACGATATTTGTGTTGAGGTTTTAAATGACTATTTAAAATATTTTAAAATGGCAGAAAGAGCTATGAGAAAACTTCCTGGATCTCTAACAAGAAAAGAAAGAACCGAATTAGTTTATTATCAAGAGATGGTTAGAAATATAGGAATGGTTAAAGATTATATAGATACTAGAACTGAATCAATAAATTTCGATTGGGATAGTTAATGGAGACAGTAATTTTTGGACCCCCTGGCACGGGAAAAACAACAACCTTAATTGATATAATTAAGAAAAGCATTCAAGATGGAATGGATCCTACTAAGATAGCTTTCATGTCCTTTAGCCGTAAGGCTGCGACTGAAGCCAGAGATAGGTCTGCTATTGAACTTGGTCTAGATATAAAACAGATGCTTTATTTTAGAACATTACACTCTCTTGCTTTTACATGGCTAGGTCTAGAAAGTAAAAGAGTGTTTAAAGGTTCTGACTATAATGATCTTGGTAAGCTTGTTGGCTTAGAGTTTAGATCGGCTCCGACTATTAGTTTAGAAGAAGGACCTTTGTTTCAAATAGGAGCTGGTGGGGACAAGTATATGTCCCTTATACAGATGGCTCGTGTTAGAGAAGTATCTTTAGAACAACAGTTTAATGATGCTTGGGATCACACATTACATTGGCAAGAGTTAAAAAATTTAGACAAAGCTTATCGTGATTATAAAGACGCTAAGAATAAATTAGACTTTGTTGATATGATTGAAAAATTTGTAGAACAAGGAACGTCTCCTAAGTTTGACTTACTTATAATAGATGAGGCACAAGATCTAGCACCTCTGCAATGGAAGATGGTTAAAGAAGTATTAGTACCTAATTCAAAAAAAGTTTACTATGCTGGAGATGATGATCAAGCTATATACACTTGGATGGGTGTAAAGGTTTCTGATTTTCTAAATGCTTGTGATGATAAATTATTCTTAACACAATCGTTCCGTGTACCGAGTACCATTCACAAATTTTCACAAGACTTAATAAAAAAAGTAGCTACCAGACAATCAAAAGTATGGCAACCCGCCAAAAAAGATGGCACCATAACATGGCATCGAGATATACTTGATGTAGATTTAACTAGTGGCGAATGGTTGGTACTTGCGAGAACTAATTACATTACAAATAAAGTCTGTAATCGTCTCAAAGAAGACGGGTATCTCTATTGGAGAGAAGGCACTGGTTGGTCTATTTCCCCAAATGTTATTAACGGAATAGAGGTATGGCTTAAACTATGCAAAAACCAAAACTTGTCTTCAGCAGAACTGAAGAGCTTTGCGAAAATATTGAACCCGAATATTATTTCCAAATCTGGGAGAAAGTCACTATCGTCCCTAGATGCAGAACGAACTTATACTCTAGACGATATTTTAGAGAGTTGCAGTTTGAGCGTTACACACGAGACTCCGTGGCAAAAAGTCTTGAAAGTCTCGGATCAGGAAGTAGCATACATAATGTCAGTGAGGAGACGAGGGGAGAGGATACTGACGGGGACTCCGAGGATTCGGATATCGACAATTCACAAAGCCAAAGGTGGAGAGGCGGATAACGTAGCTCTACTACTTGACTCAACCAAGGCCTGTGTTGAAAGCTTAGATCAAGATTCTGAGATTAGAACTTTCTATGTGGGAGCAACTCGTGCTAAAAAAACATTGCACTTAATCGAATCAACAGCATTAAATAGGTTTAACATATGAACAGAGAAGAAATTTTAAAGCAAGCAATAGAATTAATTAATGTAGACAGAGCAGAAGATTATGGGCCTGCCTACGAAAACCACAAAAGAATAGCAGAACTATGGTCTGTTGTGTTTGGTAAAGAGGTAACAGTATTTCAAGTTGTGTTGTGTTTGTTACTTTTGAAAATAGCCAGATTAATATATTCACCCAAGAAAACAGACAGTTGGATTGATATCGGAGGCTATACTGCTCTCGGTGGAGAATTTGCTGAGAGAGAAAAAAATGACAAATCATGATCAATATCACTTACTAGATCAAGACATCAAAGATATTTCGTGGGGCAATGTAGATTCTGATTGGGAACCACCTCAAACACTGCCAGATTTATCACAACATAAAACTATATCTATTGACTTAGAAACAAAAGATTCAAACCTTTTAACTCTTGGGCCTGGGTGGACTAGAAAAGATGGATACATAATAGGTATAGCCGTTGGTGCTGGCGAAAGTGCTTGGTATTTTCCTACGGGGCATAAGGTTGGCAACATGCCGAAGAATCCCGTGTACAGTTGGTTAACAAAACTTTGTGCAGACGAAACTATAACTAAAGTATTTCATAATGCTTTGTATGATTTAGGATGGCTTCGAGCCGAGGGTATAGAAGTTAAAGGTAAAATCATAGATACAATGATTGCAGCTCCTTTACTAGATGAAAATAGGAAATGGTATAATCTAAACTCACTTGCTAGAGATTACTTGGGAGAATTTAAGGATGAAAAATTATTAAAGTCTGCGGCAGAAGAGTTTGGTGTAGATCCTAAATCTGGTATGTGGCAACTACCTCCTAGATATGTAGGTAAGTATGCCGAGCAAGATGCTTTGATAACTTTAAAACTTTGGGAAAACTTAAGAAAGAAAATAACTCAACAAGAGTGCACAAGTATTTTTGAATTAGAGACAGATTTACTTCCCGTATTGTTTGAAATGAAAACAAAG